GTTACATCACCTTTTGGCATACTTTTTTCACCTCCTTTCATTTGAAATTTCTGAGGGAGGAGTTGCATAAGGGGCACCACACCATGATCCGTCAATGCGTCCTTCGTATGTCCTTCCTTAAGTCTTACATTAAACATCTTCTTTCCCTCAGAAAAGTTTTAATTAAGCATTTGATTCTGCCCTTACAGCTATAAATGACTTTATCGTTCCAATGATAACACAAATAAATAACGCGACCGATAGCACTATGGGTATAATATACCATCTTCCAGAAATAAAATTACCTATTAAATCTTTCTGAATGGTATTCCAATCTAGTAGTGCAAAAGTAAATATCGCCGCAAAAGAACCGCTTAAGAAAGAGCAAAATGTTAATACAATTAAGTGTGGCATAATATCCTCCATATCAAAAATAAAATACAATTGCTCCTACTAAAAATCCCACTACAAATGATAACACGAATACTATGATACCAATATTTCTGGCTCGTTTTCTCAAATGTCTACCTAAATAAAAATATGCTTCATCAACTCCCTTTTTCCTTTTAAATACCATATTTATTTCCTTTCAAAAATAACAAGTTTTAATCCTTCACTTATTTATATATATAGTTAGAACATAATATAAATGTATTACCTATGTGATAGTCTCAACAGACTTTAAGCAAAAAAATGAGGTCTTAGTCTGTGACCTGTTAAGGAGGAATCTATCATGACTTATAAAGATCATTTCGTTGTTGAAGTTAAATGTAAAGGCAAAATTCTTCGAGTTAAGGATGATGCTGTTTACCTACCTTTTGGAAGTGAATATTCACTTCTTCTAAAAAATCTCAATTCAAAGAGAGCATCTGTTAAAATTCATATTGATGGTCAAGACGTTCTTGATTATAGTTCACTTATTTTAGATACTAACTCGTCTACTGAACTTAAAGGTTTTTTGAAAGGTTCAATTGCTACCAATAGTTTTAAGTTTATCAAAAAAACAAAAGAAATTCAGGAGCATAGAGGTGATAAAATTGACGATGGTTTAATTAGAGTAGAATTTGCTTTTGAAAAACCAAAACCTAAAACTATAATTCATGAGGACCATCACCACCATCACCACCATCATGATTATTGGCATTGGTGGCCAAATTGGACTTATACTAGTAAAGATATTAATGACATTCCAATTGCAAGATTTTGTGATAGCGGAACTGGAAAATCACAAGATGGAGCAGAAACTGTTCATGCATATAATTGTTCTAATAATATGTCTCGTTCAATTTCAAATGTGGTAGAAGATTCTTTGGGTGTTGAATCTTTGGGTGTTCCTCTTGATGAAGAAGGAATTACTGTAAAAGGATCTGAATGTTATCAATCCTTTAGATATGGTTCTATTGGAGAGTTAGAGCAACCAGAAGTTATTATTATTAATCTCAAGGGTTTAAAAGATACTGGTACAGTCGTTGAACAACCAGTAACTGTTAAAAACAAACTAACTTGTCCAACTTGTGGAACCAAATCAAAGTCGTCATATAAATATTGTCCAAATTGTGGTACATATTTAGAGTAATAAATAAAACATAGGTAATATATGGGTTGTAGATATTGTGTCTGCAACCCATTTTTTTCGTCAGTACTAAACCTTGTAGAAATTAAGAACAAAATATAAAGTATATCACCACCGATTTTAGAGGGAAATAATATAATGACAAAGAAAATACAAACGATAGAAGTAGTCGCCAGAGATTATTATGGTGAGGAATGTTTAGCAGATAGATGTAATATGGGGGATAAAGTTATAGAGAGAAAAACACCTCATGGTTATGTCGAGATTTATGAGGTGGATGAGAACAATAAGAAGAAATTAGTTGGAAAAAGTAATTTAGTTTTATATCAAGGAAGAGAAATGTTAGCTCAAAGACTAGTGAATATAGCTAACAGTAATGTTACACCAACAAAAGATGAATTTATAAGTTGGTTTGGTGTTGGTGATGGTGGTGTTATTCCAGGTGATCCTCTGAACCCATCAGCTCCCACTTTAACTGATATAGACCTATCATCTAGAGTTATGATAACAGCCACGGATTCCTCTGCTGCTGATTATCATACTATATCTTCGGGTTATCCAAAAGAAGGTTATTATAAGATTCCATTTGATTCAGTTGAATTTGAGCAAGATTCTTTAAATGATGATATGTGGTTAGTTCTTAAAATTCAAACTACTTTAACAGCTGATTATGCTAATGGGGAACAAATAAGTGAGGCTGGGTTGTTTTCTGCTGAATCTGCATTAGGAGGATATTCTGGTCAATTCAGTTTATTTGCAAGAGTTACTTTTCCATCAATTGTTAAAACTTCCGATAGAAGACTTATCTTCTCTTGGTATTTATATGTATAATATTTAAAATTTTATAGTTACTAGAAAAGATTAGAAAGCGTATTCAAAAAACAAATAGAGAAGTTAATTAGAACCAAATGTGTTTAAGAAGATTTTGAATTAATTTAAAAATAAAAAATAATATGGAGGATACGCTAATGGCTAACGTTAGTCCCGGTGTTTACACCAAAATTATAGACCTTTCCCAATTTGTCCAAGCTGTCCCATCTACAATTGGTTTTATCTCTGCCTTAACAGAAAAAGGTGAAGATAATGTCCTGAAGTTTATCGGATCTAGAGCAGACTTTATTGCGGAGTTTGGGGAACCAGATATTGCAACATATGGAAAAAATTATGGACAAGGACCATATTTTGCATATAACTATTTAGGTGAATCTGGTGCTTTATTTTTCCTACGAGCTTTACCTGATAATGCTGCATATTCTAATATAAGAATTGATGCACTTTTAGGGGCTGGTGATACTACGGCTTCTATGCAAATAACATATATAGATGGGATAAATGCTGAAACTGAATTTGGAACTAATCTACAAAATGTTGGGAGTACATACCCAATTTGCTTTATTTATCCAATTGGAAGGGGTCAGTGGTATAATAAATTATCTATTAGATTAACAGAGGTTGCAAATCCAACTCTCTGGGATACTTATATTTTAGATATTTATGAAAGACAGTCAGATGGTCAAGATGTTATAATTGAGTCGTTTGAAGTTTCATTTGATCCTAAGGCAAGAGACACAGCTGGAGATTCTATTTGGATCGTTGATATTTTAAATCTTTATTCTGCAGTTTTAAATGCAACAATGTATAAGAATGAAGCTCTGGAACAATTCTCAGCTGGTTATGATGAAAATGTCAAAGTTTATGATAAAGATATTGGAACAACATCAGTTGTCTTAACAGGTGGCTCTGCTTCAATTACAGATAATAAGCAGGATTTCGTTGATTGGGAAACTGGAAACCCATCTCTCAAGGATTATACTGTAACAGCTAAAGATGCTAGAGGAAATGAAATTTGGGGTTGGTTAGGAGTTGCTGGAGGTACAGATAATGATACTATCACTGTATTTAGTGATAGAGCTTTAACAACTCAATCATGGAATGGAGCAACTACAACTTTTGATGCAGCAACTGACATTGAATATAGAATCAAAAGATCTTATGGTTCTATTGCTCAAGCTTTTACTTCATCTGAACCGATACCATTGAAAAAAGGAAGTGAAGGTGATTTGTTAGAAGCTGATGGTTCATTAGATACTGCTGAAGCAACAACTTTATTGAACCAAGCATATTCTGGTATCATTGATGACTCAGTTCTTGATAATGAAAATACTTACTTCTCTATGGTATTTGATTGTGGTTATCCATCAGATGTTAAATCAGCTATCAGTACTTTATGCCAGACAAGACGTGACTGTGTTGGTATTTTAGATAATGGTGATAATTCAACAGTTAATTTAGCACTAGATGCAAGAAATAATGATCATACTTTTAATACTTATTTTGTTGCTCTTTATGAGTCATATAATAAAATATTTGATTCATTTACTGGTCAAGATATGTGGGTATCGCCCGTTTATCATATGTCATATCTGTTACCGAGAAATGATGCTGTTGCCGAGCTTTGGTATGCTGCTGCTGGTTTTAATAGAGCAGCCATTGATACAATTAAAGAAATGAGATTTAACCCAAGACTAGGTGAAAGAGATCAACTGTATCTAAAACAACTTAATCCAATTGTTAAATTTAATCCTGGTTATGTTGTTTGGGGTCAGTTAACATCTCAAGCAAAAGCAAGTGCACTTCAAGACTTGAATATTGTTAGACTGGTTCTATATATTAAGAGAGCATTTGAAGACTTTTGCCGTTTCTTTATTTTCGAGCAAAATGATGCTATTACTTGGTCTCTTGTGTCTTCACAACTAATTGATTTTCTTGAAGTAATCAAAAGGAAACGTGGATTATATAATTATTCAGTAGAGGTTAGTGCTACAGAATATGAAAGAAAAACAAAAACGTTTCATGTTAACGTAACATTAGAACCAACAAGAGTTGTTGAGAAGATTGAACTTAATTTCTTTATTCAATAATTAAAACAAAAAAAAGAGCTGCTCAAGAATAAATCTTGAGTGGCTCTTTCTTCCGTTATTTTGGGGTTAGTGGTTTCCCAAGAGGAACCACTGAAATGGAATGTTTTAATGACCCATCTAATATCTTAGTTGTATATACTAGATAAATCATCGTATCTTTTTCTTTGTCATAAAATCTTGCAATTTTCATAATCTTACTACCAATAGATTTTCTTACATGAGCAATATCTTTATTTACTGTTGTATTGATCAATCGTTTTCCATTTTTATCAATGGGAATATCACCTGTTAATCTTACTGAAATTGAGGTATTGCTTGGATCTGCAAGCGCTAGCACTTTTCCAGTTTTTATTGTTGTGAAGAATATAGATATAAATGGATTCTCTGGATCATCAACACGAATAACTTTGACTATATCATTTCCTTGTATTAATCTTTTGATACATACAACGTCCCCGATTTGTACTGCTTTAACCCCAGCAAAACCCTTTTGTACAAAAATGCCACTAAAGAATGATAAAACACATAGAATAATAACAGCTATCATAATTTGTTTTCTTGTCATAATTATCTCCTGTCTAAATTTGTTATACTATTTTTAAGAGCATTTATTTCTTCTTGATATTTTGTAATATCATTAACTATCTTTACTGCCTCGTCAATTACATTCTGCTGTAGTAGAGGTATTATATTTACAATAAGAAAATTTATTCTCATAACCTCTTGACCTCGAATATAAGTACCTCTATCATTTTCCCATCTTTCTATATATTCTTTATAATTACCATGTCCTCGTCTAAAAGGATTATCAACTTTTTTTAATATTAAACCAAGTTCTCCTAATAGAGATAAATAGAACATACATGACTTAGGTGATAGAAGAGCATTATTCATAGTATTAAACACCGGTGAATGAACCACCGCTTGAGATATTATACTAACTTGTCTAATATCTATTTTATCAACCATAAAAATACCAACTTGCTCTCTCATAGATAAATGTGCATTTAAGTCGAAATTCTCGGGTACAGCAACAAATTCTGCTACAAAATAATTTTTAATACGTAAGTTCGATTCTCTATGACCTTGTGCATCATCTATATTCATATTTGCTCTCCTGTTAGTGATGACTGATTCTAAGGCATGGTTGGTTTCCCCAGTTGTTTTGGTGTTCAAGTTCTGCATAAATTCCTCCATCTTCGTCACCATATGTGAAAAAATAGACATAATAATTTTCTCTCCCAATTAAAAAAGTTTCTGCCATTTTTCTAGCTTCTTCACTCCTGAGAATTTCGCATTCATCATAATAAAGATGATACCATAGTCGATTAGCATACATCTCACTTCTAGTAATTCCTTCTCTTTCACTAAATTTTTCAAAATAATCAACGTCGGAATCTTCAAAATAGCCCAGTTTTAATTCCTTAACTATTTTGTTTAATAATGTTTTATTTCTTTTTGTAACTTTTTTTATATTTTGTTTTATAGCATCCAGATATATTATTTCAGCATGGGATGACTTCCATATAAATCTCGAAACATCTTCAATTTTTTCTATTTTTTTTGGCCACAGTACTACAAAAGAAGACGAACTTGAGTTAGTAACGAAATCAGTTTTAAGCTTCAATTTTTGATTCCTCCTTATAGTCCTAATGGACAACTATTCTTATTTAATTTTAGTTTTTTTCTAAAGGATGTAAACTTTCTTGACCTGTTCCATATATAATATATATCTTTTGTTTTTGTTATTGGTATTGCCCATTCATTTGGATTAGCAAAACTGCAAGGCATCATTTTCATATCTGGAGTTATATATGCTGACATTCTAGCTCCCTCACAAGTATCAATACACATCTTTTGTATTTTTTCAGGTTCAGTATAATCTAAAACATGATTAACCAAACAACTATCAATACCAACCTTGAATTTGGATTTTGGTTGAAAGATTAGATCAGCAAATACAGAGAACTCATAAGAACTAGGAATAAGCTCTATTAAATCTTTTCCAGCACCTGCTGCTTTAAATAAAAGAAAAATAACAGCATTAAGTTTATTAATATCAACTAAAGATTGTTTCTTTTTTTTCCATGGATTATGACCATGTAAGATTTTAGTACATTTTCCAAATGTTGTTCTATTAAAAATAAGGTGTATGTTTGTCTTCACTCCACCTTTTATAAATTTGTCTATTGCGTTATAAGTATATTCCTGATCATAGTCACTAACTGCAACAGCACCACACATTTTTGAGATTTCAACATGTTCGTCAGTTAGCCCAATCCCACTTGTAGTATAATTAGGAATTACCCCATTCATTCTGGAATATTCAACAATTTCTTTGAAATTTTCATGATGGTTGGGATCACCTCTACCTCCAAGAGCAACTTGATTTGTATGATGTTTAACTTGGTCAATAATTTTTTTATAATCTTCTAGTTTCATATTTGGTTTATTAATATGACCTTGATAGCAAAAATAACATTTATGTTTACAAGTACCCATTACTCCAATATCTATGAGCGAAGGCAATTCTAAAGAAAATGGATCCGGCTTTCCATTAATACCTCTAAGCAGTTCCATACCGGTTAAACTATTGAAATATAATTCATAATCTTCATTTTTAAAAGATTTGTTAAAGATCATAATTTTTTCATATCTCCTATACGATTATTATCTTCAAAAAGTGGTTTTATTTTAGGAGTTTCTTTTTCCTCCTCAACTTTTTTTTCTTCTTTTGCCTGCTCAATTTTTTCGTCTTTATCAGATATCTGTTTTCCTGATTTTTTTGTTTTCTCTTCAATTGCATCTTTCGTAACTTCAATTATATCTTTTACATTATCTTTAATATTACCAACTGATTTCTTAAGTTCTTCTGTTATAACAGTATCATTCTTAACTTCTACATCAACCTGTTTGGAATCTTTATCATCTCCACCAAATATAAGATACCCAATAAAAATCCAAAAAATAATTCCGCCAATACCAAGACCACCTTTGCTTGATTTACTCATATCTTTTCCCCTCTAAAAATTAAGTTAAACTTTGCTTTTCACTTATTAATATATATAGTTATTGCTTTTTTTAAAACAATGTCTACTATAGTTTAGAACAAAATATAAAATGTAAATTACTGGTATTAGAATGGAAATAGTAGATATATTTTTAGAAAAAGTTAACGATAATGAGTCTTTATTTGCAATGGATTCGTTTCCCACCAAGAGAAAAAAAAGAAAGATTATTAGAACTATATACCCAGAAAGTAAAGATGAAAACATTCCAAAAAGAGCAATGATTGATCTTGATGGAACTATTCATAAATATTCTAAAGGATATAGAGACGGAACTATTTATGACGACGCTTTTGATGGAGCAAAAAAGGTTATAGAATGGTTAAAGAGAAATGGTTTTGAAATAGTTATTTTTACCACTAGAGCTTCTAAAGAGAACTCTAAAGAATTGGGTGGAGATCATAAAGAGCAAATTAAAAAAGTTGCAATCTGGTTAAAGAAATATGATATTTATTTCGACAAAATAACTGCAGAAAAGTTACCGGCGGATTTTTATATAGATGATAAAGCCATTCATATATCAAACGGAAACTGGAATACAGTTTTAAATGTAATTAAGAAACGTATTAAGTACAAAGTTGCATGAGCAACTTAGGAGGAAATTAAAATGGGCGTAAAGAATTCGTTTGCCGAGCTTATTGGTGATCACAATATTTTGACAAGAAAGTTCGGAGGAACAACAATTGGTGTTGCTGATCCGTATGTAACTGGTTATCATTTTATTGTGTTCGATAAACTTCCGCCAGGGTTACCAGAATATACCAAACTTGGAGTTAGTGGTCTTAGTGAAAGAGGACAAATACAAGATGTTCTCTCAGCATCATGCTTATCTGTAACACCACCGGGTGGAACTTTAAATAAAGTTGAATTTACTGGACTTGGTGGAGTAAAGTGGGCTGTACCTGGAAGTGTTGATTATGGCAATACTGTTTCTGTCAAATTTTTAGAATTTAATAGAACTCCAATTCTTGATATTATGCATTCTTGGGTAAAGTTAATTAGGGATTATAGAACTGGTATTACTGATTTAACAGATGGTGACGATGGAGCTGGATATACAAAAGCCACATATGCTGGACTAATGTATTATTGGACAACAGCACCTGATGCTAAAACAGTAGAATATTATGCCTGCTATGATGGCGTGTTTCCAGCAAAAGATCCACAAGATTTATTTACCAGTGATGTTGAAACTATTGGACGATTAGATCTAGAAATTGAATTTAATGTGGATTATGCATGGCATGAACAATGGGTTAAAACTAAATGTGAAGTTTTTGCCTCTAGATTTGCTGATGCTGCAGATGTAGTTAAAGCTTATGGTCCAGCAAACTAAGTATAATTTGAGGTAAAACAATGTTATCAAAAAATTATCTTAAAGTTGTTTCTGCTTCTATAGTATATGAATCTAAACTTTCTAGAATTGCTAAGATTCAGTTACTTAAATTTATTGAGAATGAAGCGTCTAAATCTCAGCTAAAGATCCTTATATTAGATGGAGAAGTGAGAAAGGTATCTGAAGATGAAAAAGATTTAGATAAAAGATTTGTATCTGAAATAGTTCCTGCCATTTTAATTGCTATGTTAATTCCAGCAGCTATGATGGCTGCAAAAAAAGCATATATAAATATTTTTAGTCAGGCTGCTAAAGCGTGTTCTAATAAAAAGGGAAAAGAAAGAACAAATTGTATGAAAGATTTTAGGATAAAAGCTAATTACGCTAAACTTGCAGCACTCAAAAGAGAAATGGCTAAATGTAATCAGACTGCAAATACAGATAAGTGCAGACGAGTATTTACTGATCACATGCGAAATATTCAAAAACAAATTAGAAAAGATCAATTAGGAAGATAATTAAAACGGAGGAAATTAAAATGTCAGCAATATTAAAGACATTCGCTGCTTATGCAATTAAGGAAATGAAAATTTCCAAGACAGGTAAGAAACAATTAATTAATTTTGTAGCGAACGAAGCATCTGAAGCACAGATTATGGCGTTTCTCCTAGATGGTAAAATTGTTCATTTAGATGAGCATGCTGAGCAAATTGTTAAAGATCGCTTCCAGGCAAATACTAAATTGCATGAAGCTATGACAAGCAAGCAAAAACATTTTCTAACAGTTGGGGTTGCCAATTTGTTTGATCAATGCGCTAAAAAATGTGGAACAATTGCTATAAGTGCAAAGAAGAGAGAATGTCTAAAAACTTGTAGAGCTAAAGCAGATGCTGCAATTCGCCAAGCTAAAATGAAAGCAAAAGCAAAAAAATAATTTTTAGAAAAACTAATAAAGAAGTATAAGAAAGGAGATAGACTAAGATGACGTTTAAAGGATTTAATCTGGAATATCCGGAATATGAAGTAATCACACCCCAAACAAAACATTCGTTTACTGTAAGATCTTTGAATGTTCAAGAAGAAGAGAAACTAAAAGGGAGTTTAGTTACTCCAACTAAAATTGCTGACCATTTAAATTCGTGCATTTTTGATTCAGTAGTTAAAAAACCAGAGGGTATTGACTCTCTTGATTCTTTTGTTCGTTCATTAACATTGAAAGATAGAGATGCTTTATTATATGGTCTTTTTCATATTACATATGAAGAGATTAGAAATTATCAAGTTAAATGCACAGCATGCGGTAACGAATACCCTATTACCGTACAAGCTTCTAGTACATTTAATTTTCAGGCTTATCCAGGTAAGAATATATTAACTGATAGAATAGATGTACCTCTTCCAGTGTCTAAAGGAGTAACTGCAGTAGTTAAACAACCAACTTTATTTGATGAGATTTCTGCTCTGAAAGAACTCGGTAATAGACCAGGAAGCACTATAGAGTTAATAACTGAAACACTCATTATTGATAGATTTACTCAAGATTTAGAAGATAAAAAAGAAGCAGCAGTTTATAAAGATAGAATTGATATTATTGATGCTTATCTTACATTAGCCGCCAGAGATAAAAGGGTTATTTATAGCGAGTATGAAAAGGCTTTTGGTAATTATGGCATCGAACTGAAAATGAAAAGTTACTGTCCTTCTTGTAGTAATGAAGATGTTTTTGACATTGACTTGGTGGAAAACTTTTTTCGTTCATTGTACTCAGCATGAGGGGATTAATGAGTATCGAGATAATCTTTCTGAAAATATTTTTGCTTGTATGGAATTAAGTGGGCAATCATATACTGATACTATATTGATGCCTGTCAAAAAATTACAAGACTACCTCAAATGGAAATCTCAATTAGAGGAAGAAAAACAAAAGAGGATTCAAGAGGATACTAATTAGTATGACTAACTTATTAGAAAGATTTAATCAAACCGTTGCTGGGTCAGACTCGAAACTAGCTGACTATCTCTCAAAAATATCGCCTTCTGGAGATTTTAAACGGATAAAAAATATTGAAGTAATTCTTAATTCTTGGAATAATATTCTTATAACTCCAAGAAGAAGCTATCAATATGATCCTGAGTATGGTAGCGATCTTTATAAGATGGTTTTTGATCCAGCTGATGATCAAACTATCAGAAAGATCAAAGATGAATTGGCAGTAACACTTCAAAGATATGATGATCGTGCAACCATTGAAGATGTTGAGGTAACTTTTTTAACTAATTTAAAGGGATTTAATGTTGCTGTTGATGTAGGATATCAAGGTGAAAGTGGTCAATTATCAATTGTTGTTGACGAATCCGTATATTTTAAATTTTTTGAAGTTCCTACAGCTTAACTAAAAGAGGTATTTAAAAATGATTACGCAAAAAGATCGAGACATTTTAAAGGAAATTGGAATTAAACAGCTTTTAGATATTGTGTTGGACAGTAAAATAATCAAAGAACAGCTTACATTTAAAGAGCATATTGATTTCTGTAAATTTGTTATGAATCTTACGTATGAAGAAGTTATCACTCTAGTAGTCACTGAAGATATAAAAGATTTTGAAAGTAAGTTTAAGAAGTTTTTAAAATATGGATTTGCAGCAATTGCAGGACTTGCCATTGCTGTTTCTGGACCTGTTGGTTGGGCTGGTGCAGCAGTAGCTCCACCACTTGCTATGTTTGTATTATATATCTTTAGAAAACTAACAGATACATGTTCAAGATCATGCATAAATAAATTCCCAATGTCTACTGAAAGAAAAATTTGCAGATATGAATGTCAAGTCACTGCAACTCGTCGTATTGTTAATGACCTTAGATCAGAAATGACAAAATGTGGTCAATTTGCAAACCCTCAGGCATGTGAGAAAAAACTAAGAAAAGAATATGTTAAATGGAGTAGAAGATTACAACAACAAATAATTAAATTACGTTCAGCTCAACTTGGAAGAGAAGAAAAAAGAAGAAAGAAACGACAGAAAGAATTATCAAAAAGAGCTAAAGCTTTAGCAGCTAGTTATCATATTCCTCAATCACAGATAGTTAAATTAGTTAGTGAAAGTAGTGATATTAGAAATTCTCTAACTTTTAGAAAACATATTAAATTATATAATGCCGTGTCTTCAATATCTGAGGAAGACCCGGGATTAATAGTTAAACCCCCAAAAATTGATCCAAATATGGAAAAAAAAGTTCGTACAGCTCTTTACTTAGGATTATGGGTTTTACCGGTTCCATTCTTTAATGATATTGTCAATTATATAATTAAAAAATATAATTTTTCGTGTGTTAGTAAGTGTGTATCTCAAAGGAAATTTAGTAGGAGATTGTGTTACCATCAATGTAGTTATTTGTCTGCTAGATATGCCGTAAGTATTTTAAATAAGCAATTGCCTCTTTGTAATAAAGCTAAGAAACCAGTTAGTTGTAAGAAAAAAGTTTTCAAAATGCTTGAAGACTGGAAGCAAAGAGAAGTGGAAGCTAAGATTAAATTTGAAGCTACCTTAAAAGATGAGATAACAAAAGCTAAACAAAGAAATATACAGGGTGCTAAAAAATAATGACAATGCAAAAATATGAAAGAATATATGACTATATTCATGAGTACCAAAATTTAGTATATGAATATTACAGTAAGCATGTAGTATCTTTTTTAGTTACATATTATAATTTAAACTTAGATGAAACAATTTGGGAAAATGAAGATGTTTTTGGTGGAGCATATGAGCAAGTTGGTAATTTGACTGGAATCAAAAGAAACAAAATTCTAGTGTTGCCCATTTTTTATATTGAAGATATTACAACCGCTTTTGATGGTCAAGAAACTGGCTATAATAAAGAGAGTGAAACCACTTTCGTCTTTCCTAGTACATATGATTTTAGACCATACCCGCATGATATAATTAAACTTGAGCAAAATTTTTTAAGACCATCAAATGATGTCTACCCACTATTTGAAGTAACTGGTGTTGAAATTCACCCAAATACTGATAAAAGATTTTGGAAACTTAAATGTCAAGTTTTTCAAAGTGAAACTCTGGAGTCAGTTGATAACCAAATTGCTAACATATATTCATTTGTTGAGTATGATAAAAAAATACATAATATTCCAGACTCGCAATTTATTGCTAGGCTCCTTTTAAAAGATTCAAATTTAAAACCTACTTTAAATGATTTACATGACGATAGAGTTGGATTCTATTTTACTCAACGTACACCATTAGTTTGTTAGGAGATAAAGGATGTCTGATATATTATCAAGTCAAATTTATCTTTCTCGAGATTCTATTAGAGAGCAGATAAGTAATGAAATAAAAGAATATTTAGAACTTGAAAATGTGGATCTAACGAAATCATCATTTCTTAGTTTCTTAGTTGATACCATTTCTACATTAACTGGAAACTTATTATTCTATCAACTATCAGCTTATCGAGAATTTTTTCTTACAAAGGCTCAATTGCCCGAGTCGATTTTAAATCTTTCCCCTTTTTTAGGATATAATACTAGAGAAGCTACCCCTGCGACAGTTAATGTTTTAATGACAATTCCATTCGGATTTGATGATCCATTAAGTCAATTTTCAATTCCGGAAGGATTTCAATTTAATGCAGATAATGAAATTATATTTCGCACTTATTATACCACAACAGTCGAAGTTACAAATAATGCGACTGTTAAAATTCAAGTTGTTGAGGATAATAAAAAATTTAATTTACCCGTTGATGTTGGTACTGATTCATTTAGTTTTGTATTACCTTTAAGACAACTTTCAGAAGTAGAACAGGAATTTCAAATTGATAGTGATATACAACAATTTCAATTTGTTACATTAGATGTACCAATAGAAGGAGAGGTGTCATCTTTAGAAGTAAACGTTCAAGAACCTGGTAGTTCAGCACTTACTTTATGGACTGAATTTAATAGTCTTTTTTTAATGAGTAATATTGATAAAGGGTATGTATCAAGAAGAACAGATACAGGAAGAAAATTAACATTTGGTAATGGACTAATTGGAGTTCAACCAACTCCTGGTTCAACAGTTTTTGTTACAAGTCTGGTTACCAACGGTGCTGAAGGAAATGTTATTGCTGGCTCTATTAGTGATGGTGAAAGAATTTATGTACAAACTTTAGCTGGTTTAAATCAAGTAGTAAATTATGAAGTAACAAATACCTCTGCTGCGTTTGGTGGAGAAGATGAGGAATCACTTGAGGAAGTAAGAAGAAATTCAATTGCTTCATTGACAGCATTAAATAGGTTAGTCACTGGTGGTGATTATGAAAATATAGATGTGATTGTTTCTGGATCTCCCATTGCACAAAATTCTTTACCTGTTTTAAAAAGATCTGATTTACAAGTAAATGAAATTAATCTATTTAGTGGAATTTTGTTTGGTAGTGGGGCAACAGAAATTGATAACTTAGTTCCCACTAGAAATGCAGTTTTTAATTTATCTCCTGGTACTACAAAAATTTATCGAGATGATTTAATTACTATTGGAGATAGTCAATATTATAATATATTTGATATTAGTATTAATCTACTTAATACAGTGGGTGAATATGAATATATTATTTTTGAAGTTGAAGTTATCCCTGCTCTTGAAACTAGTTATGCATCTACCTTTGATATTTATACAGATAAACTTGAAGTTATAAGATCAGGAACACAAGGAATTTTTAAACTTCATTACAAATCAACAGAAAGTACTGCAGATCTGGCAAAATGCGAGATGTTGACTAAATCTAGTGGTTCAGTCAAAACTATGACAAATGACTCAACTGGTGGGTATTTCATATATACATTTGACCCTTATACTGATATACCCTCTGGAGAGCAAACATATGAGTTTACAGTAAGTGATCCAACTAATTTTCCGGTAGCAACATATTCTAATAAAGTAACTTTTAGGCGTGATCTTAGTACATATATGAGATCAAATCTTGTTGATGCTACAACAATTATAGTTTATGATGTTCCGGTTATAGAAAAAGAATATTATGATTCAATTAATAAAAGAGATTTTGAATTAGAAGTTCTACAATTACTTATTAGTTCAATGGATTTATCTTCTAATAAAATGTTAACTGACTTTACTAATATTAAGTTTACAAATACGTATGGTCTTTTACAGAATTTAACACTAAACGAGACTACTGTCAGCGATATTGTTGATATTGTTACAACTGTCCCAGGAACTTGTTCTGTAGGGGATAGATTTATATTCTCACCATTAAGCGGTAATGTCGAACATCAAGATAATATAATAAAGTGTATTGATTCTACTAATATAACTTTCATTTATGAGGAAGCAACAGCAGATACTATAGCTTATGTTACAAATAAAGGAGCTAAATATATATTTTCTGAGAGAGGTTGGATTACACTACCAGAATATACAATACCTCTTAAACTTGAAATTGAAGTATTTAGAGATGTGACATATAGTGGTACTTTAACTGACACAGTGCGTACCACTGTTTTTGAAGCTTTTCAAGATAGGTTCGGAACTAATGCTACTATATATAGATCAGAAATTATTGATGTAGTACAAGAAATAGAAGGCGTAAGTCATTGTAGATTAAGAAAACCAGAAACTAGTATTTTCTTTAATTTTGATCTCAAAGATTTAACTGAAGAACAGCTTTTACGATATGGACCCGAATATATCTTTTTCAAAGAGGAGGATATTACTGTTAGGGTAATATAATTATGGAACAACTACTTAAAAAGGCTAATATAAAAGATTCACAAATTAAGAGTCTTATAACAAAAATAGTTGCTAAAAATTTAAGTTCTCTTTCTGAACCATGTTATTATCCCGAACTCAAAAAACATTATTATGATTTTCTCAAACTAACTGGATTGACTGAGAATGATGTAAAACAATTTACAAAAAGACGTTGGGCTGGTAGAAAAGAAATTAGATTTTTAACACATAACCAACCTGCTGCAAACTTTTATATTTTTCTAATGCAATATTTTTTAAGTAAAAGAGATAAAATCGCGTACCAACATTTTATGATATTTTTTATTATTAGATATTATGCGAATCTAATGCATAAAAGTTTTAAATATTGTAATGATGATACATTTAAATATGCTTTAGATATCTTAACAAAAACTCACTTATTTGTTAGAGAAAAAACTATTCCTAGTGCTCTCTATTATGTTGCTAATGAAATGATTAGACGTTGGACAAGAGGATTAAGAACTAATGATTTAGATAGTATATCAAGGTTTATGCAAGATAGTAGAACTAGGGTTTCTCAAAGTATGAAAAGTTTTGCCTCAACATATTATAAAGCTTCTGAGGAAGGTAAGGGACTTAAAACTGCGGAGGAACCAACTGACGATGAAGAAAACGAATATCAATATAAAGCTACAGAAAAAAGTGCTAAGTTAGTTGATGACATTACTAGAAAGATTACTGTATATAGATTTACAGATCATAAAATTCAAGAGGATGCTCGGAGGTTATCTAAGATAAGTTCATCACTTGCAACTCAAATTGTAAGTAAACTTAATAACACAAAACATTCAGATAATATAAGAATTATTCTAAAGATATTTATTAAAGATCTAAAAGACTCTTCATCTTTATGTGGAAAAAAATATGAGGGGTATGTAAGACAATTAATGTCTATTAAAAGAACTAAAATGAAAATTTATTTTAAACAGCAAGTGAATATATTATTACTAACCTTATTGGATGAAATAGGTTACAAAAAGAAATATAGCAAAGTCACTTCACAAACTCAATTCCTAATTAATTTGTTTCTCGCCTATTATTTAACTATGATATTAAGACGTACTGTATGTTAAGTTGAAGCAGTCGTATAAAACGCTTTCTGATCCGCAATCAAAGTAGTTGTTGTACTGCTTTTAGTTGGATTTGATCTTGCTTGAACAGTTGCGTTTTCATTAGTTATAGCTTGCCTTTGACCAATAGCTTGATTTTTAGCGAATAATTCTAATTCTTCTTGTCTTGCTATACTTACTAATCTTGTTCGTTCAGCAGGGACACCAGCTTTGAGAGCTACATTATAGTCTAATATAGCTTTTTTCGTAAAATCATCTCCTCTATCATCCAAAGCTTTTAAATAACTTCTAACTGTTGGTCTATTAGTAAAAGTATCTGTTCCTTCTTCTGCTAATAAACTAGTATATAAACTAGTAAAATCAATTCGGACATCAACTATACTAAGTTGTTTTGTGTATGCTATTTGTTGTTGATCACCACCCTTTATTACAGAAACATTTGTAATGACTGCTGGATCAAGATTATAAATTCCAGCAGCTTTAATTTTATGGAAGAATGGCCAGTTGTATGTTTTTCCATCATCTGATGTTGGAACTGTTAAACATAAAAATACAGCAAGAGGCCCTATAATATGTCGTTTTGTTGATTCTTCACTTCCTGGATTTGGATTATATAGTCTGACTGTTGCAGTATATGAGGGACTGAAAGCACTATTTCTCCAAACTTGAGGAAAATCAATTCTATGACCTCCAAGCAATTTATCTACAATTTCAGCTCCGCCACCAAATGATTTTGCTAATTGTGATTCACTATTTGTTAATTGTGTTTTTAATCCCTGCAAACCTCTAGCAAGTCCAGCACCAGTTTCACCAATGGCCTTTACTCCAGTGCCAATCACCCCTTCCAGACTTTCACCTGTTGCTATAATTGCTTTCGCTATATTTTCTGCGCCTCCAAGTCCTGTTTTAGCTCCTGTTATTTGTGCTAGTTGAGACATACCCTGAGAAGCAACATTTGTAAATTGTTGTAAGAAAGTTTCTCCATAATCATTTGTAAATGAGTCAGTTGGAAAGTTATCTGCTAAGAATGCTACCCTTATTGGTACATCAGTTGAGAATCCATGATTGCTTAAAATCTTTAGATATTTCTGTTCATCTGGATCTATTCTGAATAATGTAAGACCACTTTCAAAATGAGGTTTACATGGAACAATTTCTAAAATTGGCATACTGTTGATAATCATTTCGTCACTTACGTGTGAAGCTGGTGGTAGTCCAAATATTCCATTAAAAGGACTTAAAGGTATAATTGATTTTGGCATTTTATCTCCTTACCCAATATTACATCGAGCAACATCAGATGCTGCACCATATGCAGATGAAAATGAACCAGCAGCAGGGGCCATTCCACCTCCATTATTTTGTGAATTTATTAAATTAGTATTGCTTGATACAATCATTTTTGTTGAATTAATTGTAGCAGTTTCATTTTTTGATGCTGTTTTATTTAGTCCATCAATTATTTTTTGAGTTTCAGTTTCACTATGTTTGTTTTTTGATTTTTCTTTTTCAGCTTCGCCTTTAGCTATAAATTCTTTCCATCCTCTCATTTTTTCTTCTGCTTCTTTTGGTTTTAGATGGACCCATTTACCACTAACTTTTATTGCTCTTAGTTCTCCATTTATATAAACTACTTTGTCTGCAATTCCAGCTTCTTTAAAATATGATGATACACTCTTTTTTTCTGCTGCTATTGCTGCCGCTTTTGCTGCTATTGTTTCTTCTCGTGTTTTTTCTGTTGGTGGTGCTTTTTCTGTTGGTGGTTCTTTTTTCCCATATTTACCTAATTCTCTTTCAAGATCTGAAGCTAAAGTTCCTTCATGAATACCTTTAATAGCTTTTATTGCAGCAGCATATATTGATCCAACGACCGGAATATCTCTAATTGTACTATCTATTTTTTCTCTTAACCATTTAAATATTTTCACAATTCCATTAAGAGGAAACATTACAGTCATTAAAACATCTGTAGCTATTTTCTTTAAATCTTTCCAAATATCTTTATCAAAAAATTCTCCAATTTTATCTTTCCACCAGTTAAAACTTTCTTTAATTCTATCAAAAACCCAGAAAACTTTATCTTTGACAAAATTAATAATTGATTGGATCCAACCTGGTTTTTCTAGCCACTCTTTAAATGCATCCCATGCCTTTCCAATAGTCATTCTCCAAGCAAATTTGGCTAGAACCCAAGTACTTTTTATTCCCTCTTTCATTACTTTAAATGGAAAACTAACTAAACTTTTTACTCCTTTAACCAAATCTTTAATATTTTTCTTTGATTCCTCAAGACCTTCGGTAATACGTCCTCCGCCAACAAATCCAAGAATTCCTCCTGCTATGGCTCCAATTGCACCGCCAATTGCTACTCCAATTGGCCCTCCAAACATACCAGCTGCCATTCCAAATCCACTTCCTTTCAAAACACCACGTTTAGTTCCTTCCCAACCACTCTCTTTTCCAGCTAGAAATGCTCCTATAGCAGAAGTTATTCTACCAGCAGCAAACTCTTTTGGATTTTGCGCTAAAAATAGAGCTTGTTGAATCTCATCTTTTTTAAATGCTCTAGTTTTTACAAACTCTTTAGTAAATTCATCTGGCTCTTTAGCTGCGCCAATAGCATCATAAGTAGCCATTCCAAGACTAATAATACCAGCTATGGCACCACCTAAGAATTTCCCTCCAATACCAACTACTTTACTACCAGCACCAACTACTTTACTACCAACACCTGCTACTCTAGCCCCCGTTCCAACTCTACCAACTTGAGCAGCTCTAGTAGCAGCACCGCCTCTAGTAAATAAAGACATTTGTTTTGGTGTTTTTGCGAACTTGCCTAATTTACCTTTTGTAAATAATGTTTTTCCAAGTTGTCCTAAACCTAATCCACCAAGCAGTGTGCTTATTGTATTACCTAGCATACTTAAACCGCTTCCTACAAAACTTTGTATGGCACCAAATAGTAACATGATCCAATCCATCATTTTACCACGTAATTTTCTTAGTCTTGTATTTACACGTTTTAAAATACCAGTTTGTTCTCTAGCATTCTTTTTTATATCACCTAAAAATGATAGTTGTTTTTGATCTTTATTAATTTGTCTTTTAGCTTCTTTCGATGCCAAGTCAGCAGTATATGAAATATTATCTGCCATACTGGGTGAATGAGATTTTTCTCGTTCTTCTTGCTCTCCCTTCATTTTTGTTAATTTAGAAAGATTAGAAAGTGCTTGATCTGCCCACTCCGGAGGTTTTTCTCTGAATGTACCAAATATATTTTCTCTAGTTACACCCATTCTTCCAGCAATTCTTCCTGGACGTGCAAGTCCACCAAATCCAGTAATTCCAGCTTCTTCAAGACTCTTTTTATCTAACCCCAATTTTTCAGTCATAGCTTCAAACATTCTTCTCTGTAACGAAATAATAGGTCGACTCGTCATATATTCACGAATTTTCTGAAACATTGTATATTGTTCTTGACCAGGAGCTTCAACTGCTTTACCAGATAATGCCTCTGCTGTTACTTTTGTGTACTTAACAATTTCATCTAGTTTTGGCATTCCAGTAGAATATAGTATTCCAAGCAAGTTTGATATTTTTAAGAAGGCATTATGCGTTGAAGTTGCTCCTCTAACATCAGATGCATAACCACCTCTAAGACCAAATAATGCTCTTAAAGGAGTTACAATTGCACCTCTTAAAACTTCTGAAAATAGTAACATATTTCTAAAAGCAGGATGCTGTAATAAAGTTCGTTGCCAAGCAATTCTTAATCTTGACGTCATACCAATCATAGCAACCTTAAGTTCAAGAATTGCTTTAAGTTGTCGTCTCTGATATGACTCTTGTTTTTGATCTCTGGCTTTTTGAAACTCTTCTATAAAAGTTTTAACAATACCTCTTTGAGATTTTTCTCTTTCAACAACTATAGTTTCAATACCTGCCATACGTTCAGACATCATTCTCATTGAGGCATCTAATTTCCGAGAAATATCAGCACTTTTTGCCTCATCTATTTGCTCCAGAATTTTATCAATTGGTGTTATAACTTCTGCAGCATGAACTTCAACTAAACCACCTTGTCTTATAAAACCACCTTCTTGTAGTTTTGGTGGTTCTTTGGTTATTCTCTTTTTAAGATCTTGTAATTCACTTAAAGTTGCATCTTCCCTTTCTTCTGCAGCAATATCTTTCCCTTTTCTAAATACGTCAGCAACTGTGCTTCCAGCTTTAGATAA